TTAACAGCCGCAGATAAATTAATTGCGGAAAATAAGGGGTGGAATTTATCATTATAAAATTATGGAAGAAGAAAAAGCATTTTATAAATTAGAGCCAAGTAATAAAAACAGACCTATATTAATCTGTGGTACATTTATATCAAGTAAAAACTATAAATTAGATATAGCTTTAAAAGATACGTACACCTATCCAATAGATGGATGGACATATTATAATAGCTTTGATGAAGCCGCGGTAGGTTTTAATTTAACAGAAGCACAAAAAGAACAGTTTAAGGAAGATTTGTTTCCTACTGAAGAAATGTTATAAATAGAATTATGGCACAACCTAATACAAGACAAAAATTAATAGATTACTGCTTAAGGTCATTAGGTCATCCTGTGATTGAAATTAACGTTGATGAAGATCAACTTGAAGATCGCGTAGATGAAGCAATGCAGTATTACCAAGAATACCACGGTGATGCAGTTGTTCGCAATTTGTATAAACACAAAGTAACACAAGACGATATTGATAACGGTTATATTCCTATAGGAAATGATAAAAATATTTTGTCTATCAACAATGTTTTTAACACTAGTAATTCACAAACAAGTGGAATTTTTTCAGTAGATTATCAAATACATTTAAACGATATATTCGACTTGAATGGAGCTCATGGCGGTATTGTAAATTACGAAATGACAAAACAGTATATGTCTCTGATTGATCGTAATGTTAACGGAATGTACGAAATGATTGAGTGGTCACGGCATAAGAATCGAGTAAAATTTCATTCTGATACTATTCAAAATATGAAAGATCAATACGTAGTGCTTGATGGTTACGAAGCAATTGATCCTGAAACTTATACTGATGTTTATAACGACGCATTTGTTAAAAAGTACACTACTGCACTCTTCAAAAGACAATGGGGATTAAATCTAATTAAGTTCGAAGGAATGGTTTTGCCTGGCGGTGTTACACTCAATGGTCGTCAGATTTTTGACGATGCGAAAGAAGAGATTCAGCAGCTCGAAGAAACAATGCAGTTGAAACATGAAATGCCTCCATTAGACTTTATCGGTTAATATATTATGCCACGAAATGTATATTTTTCTCAAGGAACTACACCCGAAAAAAGACTCTACGAAGATATTACGATAGAGGCTCTTAAGATATACGGGCATGATGTATATTACATCCCTCGTACTATCGTTAATACAAATGCGATCTTTAATGAAGACGCGTTAAGTAAATTTGGCGAAGCATTTCAGGTTGAAATGTATGTTGAAAACACTGATGGTTTTGAAGGCGATGGAGATCTACTTTCAAAGTTCGGTGTAGAAGTTCGAGATTCAATGACACTTGTTCTTTCAACAAGACGTTGGGAAGAGCTCGTAGGTAGATTCCAATCAACACCAGAGGGTAGGCCACAAGAAGGTGATCTAATTTACTTTCCTCTCGTAAAAGGTTTATTTCAAATTAGTTATATCGAAGATGATTCTCCTTTCTATCAGCTATCAAATCTTCCTACATTCAAGTTAACATGTGAATTGTTTGAATATGGCAACGAAGCGATTGACACTGGAATCGCTGAAGTTGATGCGTTTGAAACCGACTATGCTTCTCGTACAGAACTTATACTTGGCGCTGGTAGTGGAACATACCAGGTAGGAGAAGATGTAACACAGACAAACGCAACAAGTGGTATTACTGTTACAGGTGAAGTATCGACTGTAGGCACAGGTAAGATTGAAATATCAAGTCAAGTTGCGAGCGATGGAAGTAATACACTCTTTGCGCCAACAAGCGCGGGTACAACAGGGAATATTATAGGTGCCACATCCACCGCTTCATACGAAATTACTTCAATAGATGCTTTCAACTCGATTGATAGTAATGATCCTTATGCAGATAACGAAGATTTTGAAACGATTGGGAATAACTTTATAGACTTTACTGAAACCAATCCATTTGGAGAACCAGACGTAATAAGCTAATGTTTAACGGAAAACACTTTTATAACCAAACTTTGAAAAAGACAGTTGCTGTCTTTGGAACTTTATTTAACAATATAAAAATTGTAAGACAGGGGACTGGTGAAACGCGGGTTCCTATAGCTTATGGACCTCGTAAAAAGTTTCTTGCGAGGATACAGGCCGATACTGCTGCAGCAACAGATAAATCTATTGCGATTAAACTTCCTCGTATGAGTTTTGAAATTACAGATATTAGCTTCGATACTGAGTCAAAGCTAAATAAATTTAACAAAAGAGTTTTGCCTATTAGCGGAGATGAAACTAAATCTAATATAGTAAATCAAAGTGTTCCATACAATGTTAGTATGCAATTGAATATTTACGCCAAGAATCAAGATGATGTACTACAAATTTTTGAGCAGATTCTTCCTACGTTTGCGCCTGAGTACACGGTGGCTATTAAAGATATGGAAGGTCCTGGTACAGTGACAGATGTACCTATCGTATTGACTGGCACATCTATACAGGATGATTACGAAGGAGACTTTCAAACACGCCGTTCTATTATATACGCACTTGACTTTACGATGAAAGTAAGATTTGCAGGAGGAGTAAGTCAAGGCAAGATTATAAGAACAGTAGATACGTTCTTTTATACTGATATTGAAAATCCTTCAGCACAGGTAAATAATAGCATTTCAGACACGGCGACTATAACAATTGATAACGTTATTGGATCTTTGCGCGAAGGTCAGACAATGACGTTTGAAGGAATGCCTAGAACTTCCACATATATTCCTCCTACAATTATTGCAGTTGCTGATACTTTAACAAACGGTAAACCAAACAGTATAACAGTGAGCTCTAACCAAACTATTCCTGATAATACTAAGCTCACATTTATTAATAAAACTGGCGAAGAAAACGTTAGGATCGCAGTTGATGCAGATGATGAACCGCCTTTAGACGATACGGACACTATTACAACAACCTTTGGATTTGATCATGGCTAAAAATGAAATACTTAATGCACTCGAAAAGAATCTTGATATCATAGAAAAACCTAAGACAGAAGTCGATAAAGGTGAAATTATAAATGATACTGAGAAGGATATAGAATATTCTCGAGACAAAATGAAAGAACTGATTGATCAGTCCTCTGAGGCGATAAATCAGATGATGGCTTTAGCGTCGGAGTCAGAACATCCTCGTGCGTTTGAGGTTTTGTCGAATATGATTAAAGATGCCAGCAACATGACACAAGATCTTGTTAAATTACAAAAGGTTAGAAAAGACATAACACAGGAAAAAGAAACTGCAGCCTCTAACACCACAAATAACGCGGTGTTTGTAGGTTCTACCGCTGAACTTCAGAAATTTCTAAAAAAGAATAACGAAATAAAAAACGTAACAGAAGAATAATATACTATGGCTGGTGATGGTTACATGGGCAATGCGCTTGTTAAGGGCGACAATGTCAATCAAGATTTTACAAAGGAAGAAGTTGCTGAATACATGAAGTGTATGAGCAGCCCAGAGTATTTTGCAACTAAATACATTAAAGTGATTGCGCCGAGTAAGGGACTAGTAGATTTTAAACCTTACTCATATCAAAAGAAACTTTTTAAAACCTTTAACGAAAATAGGTTTAATATTGTTTTAGCCTGTCGTCAATCAGGTAAATCTATTACGTCGGTTGTATACATTCTGTGGTATGCAATTTTTAATCCTGAAAAAACAATTGCTATTCTTGCAAATAAGGGAGCTACTGCACGAGAAATGCTAGGTAGAATTACTTTAGCACTTGAGAATTTACCTTTCTTTTTGCAGCCTGGCTGTAAAGAATTGAATAAAGGTAATATCACTTTTGCAAATAACGCGAAGATTATAGCTTCAGCAACTTCTGGCAGTTCTATTCGCGGTCTATCTATTGACTTACTCTTCCTTGACGAGTTTGCCTTTGTTGAAAGAGATGCAGAGTTCTACACGTCGACATATCCAGTAATTTCAGCAGGTGACGAAACAAAGGTTATTATTACCTCTACTGCAAATGGTGTTGGCAATATGTTCTTTAAAATATATGAAAGCTCACAGAAAGGAATTAATGAATTCAAGCATTCGAGGATTGATTGGTTCGATGTACCAGGAAGAGATGAAAAGTGGAAAGCAGAAACAATCGCTAATACATCAGAACTTCAGTTCGAACAAGAGTATGGTAATAACTTTTTAGGAACTGCGAATACACTTATTGCTTCAAACAGCCTACTTGCTCTTAAACCTGAGCACCCTTTGAAAATAGAAAGAAACGTTAATTATTATCAAGGTCCTAAAGAAGATCACACGTACATTATGACAGTAGACGTTTCAAAGGGGAGAGGACAGGATTATTCTACCTTTACTGTAGTTGATATCACAACTGGAATGTTTGAACAAGTTGCTACATTCCGTGATAACATGATATCACCAATGATTTTTCCTGATATTATTGTAAAAGTCGCGAAGATGTACAACGAAGCTTTAGTGATTATTGAAAATAATGATGTAGGTCAAGTAGTGTGTAATGATGTGTATTACGAATATGAATACGAAAATACCTTTGTAGAATCTACTGTAAAAAGAGGAGGTGTTGGTGTTACGATGACAAAGCGTGTTAAGCGTATTGGATGTTCTAATCTAAAAGATTTAGTTGAATTGGGTAAGATACAAATATCAGATGCAGATACAATATCTGAGTTATCTACATTTGAAATAAAGGGATCATCATATGAAGCGACACAAGGAAATCACGATGACCTCGTTATGAATCTTGTAATGTTTGCATGGTTTGTTTCTTCAGAAGCATTTGGCGATATATCTACTGTAGATTTAAAAGAAATGCTTTTTGCAGAAAAGATGAAACAGATCGAAGAAGATGTGCCACTTTTTGGAGAAATAGACGATGGTAGATCATATGGAACAGTTTATGACAAAATGGTGAATGATGTAAGAGAGTGGGATAATCTCTAAATCCACTTATTTATAAATAGAACTATTGAAAACACTCTTATTATGATTCACTTATTAATTAAACTATATTGAAAGGAAAACAATCATGGGATTCTTAGTATCACCCGGAGTCGATGTAAATGAAATCGACTTGACAAATGTAATTCCTGCGGTATCTACCTCTATTGGTGGATATGCAGGACCTTTTCGCTGGGGACCAGTCGAAGAGATACAACTCGTAAGTTCTGAAAAAGAACTTTCTTCAGTGTTTGGTACGCCAGACGCTTTTTATGCTGAATCTTTTTTTACAGCATCATCGTTCCTAAAGTACGGAAATGCGCTAAAAGCAGTTCGTACATCTAATTCACAGCTTCTTAACGCAGTAAGTGGCGATATTACTACTAATACAGGTGGTATTGCTTCTGTGGCTCTTAGTCAACCTCTTGCAACTGGACTTACCAGCGATGCTGCAGTCACTGTCACTGGTGTTGAACAACGAGGTACAGTGTTTGCACCTCAATACACTATCGACAGTGTAACAACTAACGTGGTAGGTAGCGACTTTGCTGATGGAGAACTCGCAGAAGGCGACACAGTTACTGTAGATCTAGGTAATAGCAATAGCGCAACATTAACCGTTGGTACTTTTGGTATTGCAACAGTTGATACTATTAGTGCCGCAGACCCGTCGCGAACGGAAGATGAATATTTCAGTGTTTCACACACTTCTTCAAGTGGTTCAGGTTCAGGCGCAACATTTAATGTTACAATCGATGCTAGTGGCGATGCTACTTCAGTCACTGTTGCTAACGCTGGTAGTGGTTATATCATAGGTGAAACTATTACTATATCAGGCGCATTCGGCGGCGGCGGTGATTTAACATTCAATGTAGCAACATTCGGAACTATTCCTTTAACAGCTACTACTAATCCTACATTAACTGCTATCCCAGCTTCTGTAACAGGTCTTGCAACAGCAGATACGGATGATGCCGGTGATACGGCCGCTGATGATCTCACAGTTAACTTTACTTTCGCTATCACAGGATTAGGTGTTACTAATGAAGGTGCAGGACATACTATATCAAGTACTACACTTTCTGTAGACGGTACAGCAGTAGCTGCATCGGGTAACTATACTCTTACTGAATTCGAAGGCACAGTAGGAAATGCTATTCTAATTAAGAATGAAACTCATTTCGAAAACGGTATAAGTGCTCAAGGTGATCTTTATGCAAGATATCCTGGATTGTTAGGTAATTCTATTCAAGTTGATGTATTTGACCAGAGCACATTTATTGCCGGTCAAGTTAAAGATGCTGAGGGTGTACTTGCTAATCCTTTGACAGCAGTGTTCGATAGCAAACCTGCTACTGATGAATATCACATTGTTGTGACTGATTCAGATGGAGCTCTAAGCGGAACAGCTGGTACAGTTCTTGAAACATGGCCTTTTATTGGTATCAACGACGGTGCTAAGAAAGAAGATGGATCAAATAACTACTATGTTGATGTGATTAATGAGAATTCTAACTACTTCTATGTCACTTCTGCGATCAGTGTAGGCACAAACGCTTTCACCGGTGGTGCTGATCAAACATCAGTAGTTGAAGGTGATATTAAAAATGGTATTGATCTATTCTCTGATGTAGAAACAGTTGATGTTAATCTTGTATTTGCATATAACGACAATGACAATTCTGATACAATTGCAGAACACCTTATTCAAGTAGCAAATCAACGTAAAGATATCGTAGTTTTCACCTCACCTCCTATTGAAACTAGCACAGGTAATTCACCAATGGATGATGTCAAAGATTGGTGTGATGGTATTACTTCTACATCTTACGCAGTACTAGATTCAACCGCGATTTATACTTACAACAAATATGCTGATAAGTATCTTTATATTCCTGCTTGTGGACATGTTGCTGGTCTTTGTGCTAATACAGATGATGTGGCAGAACCTTGGTTCTCGCCAGCTGGCTACAATCGTGGTCAACTTCTAGGTATTACAAAACTAGCGTATAACCCCAAACAAGCAGACAGAGACGAGCTTTATAAAGCACGGATTAATCCAATCGTTTCTTTCCCAGGTCAAGGTACTCTTCTTTTCGGAGATAAGACTGCACAGGCTAAACCATCAGCATTCGATCGTATCAACGTACGCCGTTTGTTTATAGTTTTAGAGAAAGCAATCGCTACTGCGGCTAAATACCAACTGTTTGAGTTGAATGATGAATTCACTCGTTCGATGTTCAGGAACATGACAGAGCCTTTCCTTCGGGATGTTAAAGGTCGCCGTGGTGTAACAGACTTCTTAGTTGTGTGTGATGAAACGAATAACACAGGTCAAGTAATTGATACCAACCGCTTTGTGGCTGATATCTATATTAAACCTGCTCGTTCGATCAATTTCATTACTCTTAACTTTATTGCAACCCGCACTGGCGTTGAGTTCTCTGAAATTGTTGGAAAATAATATAAATAATATAGAAAGGAAATAACAATTATGGCAACTTTAGGAGTAGATGATTTTAAATCAAAATTAATCGGTGGGGGTGCACGCCCTAACCTTTTCAAAGCAATCGTTAACTTTCCAGCATACGCTGGAGGTGATACCGAACTCACATCTTTCATGTGTAAAGGCGCTCAGCTACCTGCTAGCGTTATTGCACAGCTTGATGTACCATTCCGTGGACGCCAATTGAAAATTGCGGGTGACCGTACTTTTGAAAATTGGACTATTACAGTTATCAATGATGCTGCAATGGAAGTTCGAAATGCAATGGAACGATGGATGAATGGAATGAATGAGCATGTAAATAATACAGGCTTATCCAATCCTTCAGACTATCAGACTGATATGGCAATTCAGCAACTCGATAGAGCAGGAAACGTTACTAAGGAGTACACAATTCGTGGTACATATCCAGTCAATGTTTCTGCAGTTGATTTGAGTTACGAAACAAACGATGCAATTGAAGAATTCACAGTTGAATTGGCTTACCAATATTGGGAGTCTAATACAACTTCTTAGTTTAATTAAATAATATCCGATAAGTGGAGGTCCAACCCCTCCACTTATTGTGGTATAAATAACATTATGGAAATATTCGGATACGAAATTAGTAAAAGGCTTAAGAAGACGGAGAAAGAACTTGTATCTCCTATCCCTAAGGCAAACGATGATGGCGGCTCAACAGTTACTGTTGGTGGTGGCTACTACGGGCAATACGTAGATTTATCTGGAACTACTACTGTTTCAGATCACGAATTAATTATAAAATATCGAGAATCAGCGCAGCAACCAGAATGCGATGCCGCGGTTTCAGATATTGTAGACGGTGCTCTTTCAGCATCGGACACATCTTCGCCAGTTGATCTTGCGATGAACGATCTAGATCAACCCGATAATGTAAAAAAACAAATTTTAAATGAATTTAATAATGTGGTTAAACTTTATAAGTTTAATCGCATGTCAGAAGACTATTTCCGTAATTGGTACATTGACGGAAAATTATACTTTAACGTTATTATTGATCCACAAAATCCACAGAAAGGGATCGCAGAATTACGACCAATTGATTCTACACACATTAGTAAAGTAAAGGAAGTTCAAAAAGTAACTGATCCGAAGACTCAAGTAGAATACGAAAAAATAGTAGATGAGTATTATGTCTATTCGCCTGACATGAATAACGGACAAGCAACAAATGGCGTTAAGTTTGCAAAAGATGCTGTTATACAAGTCAATTCAGGTTTGTACGACTCATCGCGACAGCGAGTAATTAGTCACCTGCATAAAGCGATGAAGCTTGTAAATCAGCTTCGTTATATGGAAGATTCATTAGTAGTGTATCGTGTTTCAAGAGCACCTGAACGTAGAATTTTCTATATCGATGTAGGTAATTTACCAAAGGGCAAGGCCGAAGAATACGTACAACAAGTTGTATCTCGTTATCGTAATAAGATGGTGTATGATGCAACAACTGGTGATGTAAGTGATGATCGGAAACATATGTCTATGCTAGAAGATTTTTATCTTCCACGTAGAGAAGGTGGCCGAGGTACAGAAATTACAACACTTGGTGGTGGAGAAAATCTTGGCCAGATTGAAGATGTACAATTTTTTCAAAAGAAACTTTACCGTGCTTTAAACGTACCAGTTTCAAGATTAGAACAAGAAAGTTCTTTTACGATTGGCCGTGCAAGTGAAATATCACGAGAAGAAGTAAAATTCCAGAAATTCGTTGATAGATTGCGGAAACGTTTTTCGCGGATGCTTATCGAAGCACTTCGTATTCAACTTGTTCTTAAAGGTGTGATCACCGAACAGGACTGGAGTACTATTGAAGAAAAGATCAACATTGACTTTGCAGAAGATAATTACTTTTCTGAGTTAAAAGAGTTTGAAATCTTAAGAGAAAGATTAGAAATGGCTCAACAAATGGAAGATCTTGTCGGTAAGTACGTTTCTAATAAGTATGTTCGCCAAGTAGTTCTTAAACAGTCTGACGAAGATATGACAAGGTTAGATCAAGAAGTAGAAGATGAAAAAGCAGAAGGCGGAAGTGACGCAGAAGATGATTTAGACTTTTAAAGTCCTTCTTAAAACCAAAAAAATTATAAATAGATATATGAGTGATACAACACAACAGGTTTTTAACAATATTGTTAAAAACAACAAAGTAGGTTCTGCCAAAGCATTTGGAGAAGCAATTCGTGATAAACTAAATGATGCCCTTGAAGTTCGTAAAGTAGGACTTACATCAGAAATTTACAATAAAACGAAAGAAAAATAATATGACTATTCAACCTTTAAGTATTGCTGCTGCAGCATCACTGACTGCCGGTGCTTCAACAATTAGTAGCGCATCGTTAGTATTGGTGCAAAACACGAGTTCTGCAGTTAAATATGTTAACATCGAAGAAAAGGCTACTGGAACTCGTAAAGCAAGTGTTATGATTCCTGCTGCTAGTAACTTAATAATTAAAAAGAGTGCAAGCGACGAAATATTTGCATCTGCCGCTGCTGCCGGAACTGGTGCAGCAACAGGCGTATTATTTACAAAAGTAGGATACGCAAACTAATGAAGCTAATTACAGAACATTTAGAATCGGTAGATTATATCACCGAAGCAAACGATAAAGGTGAAAAGAATGTTTTCATCGAAGGCGTTTTTATGCAAGCGGAGAAACAAAACCGCAATAATAGAATTTATCCTAAAGACGTACTGTCTGAAGCAACTGCTAAGTACGTTAAGGAGCAGGTTAAAACTGGAAGAGCCGTTGGTGAATTGAATCACCCAGAAGGCCCACAGATTAATCTTGATAAAGTTTCACACAGAATTACCTCATTAAAATTTGAAGGTAACGATGTTGTTGGAAGAGCGCTGATACTAGATACACCTATGGGTAAAATAGTGAAAGGACTCGTCGAAGGCGGGTGCAAGTTAGGCGTCTCAAGTCGTGGTATGGGTACTGTTGAGCAAAAGGAAGGCAAAACATATGTCAAGGACGATTTCGTTCTTGCTACTGTTGACATTGTCCAAGATCCTAGCGCACCATCTGCTTTCGTTGAAGGCATTATGGAAGGCGTAGAATGGATATGGGAAAATGGCATTCTTAAACCTCAGCAAATTGAAGAATACGAGACTGAAATTAAAAGGGTTCCTATGGGTCGCATTAGCGAAGCACAGGAAAGAATCTTTAGTGATTTCCTCTCCAAACTCTAATTCAAAAAAATAAGGAAACTTAATTATATGTCAAACGATAATGAACAAATCATTGAAGACGTAGAAGAAAAAGATCTTGTTGTT